CCAACTACACCAATATTCTACGACTTTACCCTCATCAATGGCTTGTTCGCAAAATTTTAAAAACTTCATATCCTGCTCTTTGTAGTCCTTAACACTTTCCTCTTGAAATTGTTGACCCCAAAAAAATCCATCTTCAGCGTGATAGTCAGAGAAACCTTTTGGTATCTGTTCGCTTAACTCCTGCACAACCTCTTTGGTTAAATAACATGGTGCTTCTTGATCTCCATTGAAACCGAGATGTGAAAGACTTCCCTCAACTTTTACTGCTGGGTTTTGGTCTGCCCATTTCTTTGCCATGAACTCTTGAAGTCTTGCGTGTTTTCTCCAAACGAAGACCTTTGAGTTTTCTTCTTGGTCGTCATTAAAGTATTTATCCCAATCTACTTTATGACCTCTTAGGTGTGCGTGTTGATCTAATCCCATAACTTTTCCTTTTGTTAATTGTTAGGGAACAAGCTATTTTCCTAGATCGAAATCTTATGGTACTTTAAACTTGTTCCAATAGTGTCTTATCATATCCCACTAATAACGCAACAATTATCTTTTAGAATCATTCTAAACTAGCTTACCAAACCATTCCTCGTACCACGCTGTGTTCCGTGCTGGTGCCTGGTGCCAGCCCTTCCATCTGCGCCTGGCATGCACCTGAACTAACGAGAAACGAGACGACATCACAGTACGCCAACGAGAACGAGAATCAGGAGGCCAGTGCTGGCCAATGTAAGCTTTGGAAATACAAATAGCATTCCTAAGTAAGCGAGAACGAAGCTCACGTTTCGTCCCCAGCATCACCTGCTGCATGATCCGTTACTTCAGAGTCAGACCAGCTATTACCGTTCGCAATGCAACGAGAACCGGAACCTCCAGTGAGAGCATATACTTTGCCGGCTTCAGGTTTGTCTTCCTTCTCGAGGATGCGGTTTTCACTGCCCATGAAACCATCCTTATTCTTTCGGTAACGCCACTTCGGTTTTTCCTGCAGCTGGTCCTCTGGCCGCCACCCATCGGGTGGCGCATTGTCCGCATTCAATTGTTTTACGAGCTGCTTAAGTTTTCTTTTCATCATCAGTCTCCTCTCGAAGTTCAGGACCATTTAAAGTTTCAATGTAAACTGCACTTTTATCTTCTTCTTCAGGAACGATATCGTGATCCACTATTTCGTAATCATAACCTTCAGGTATGTTTTTAACATCAGTGACGACTCCTGCATTCACTTCTATTCTTATAGTCTTCATGTGCTCTCCTTTTGTTTCGTCAGCTAATACATGCCACAGCCACTTGCTTGTTCTGGATATCCCCTGAACGCAGAGGTATTAGCCAACAGGTATTACATAAGACATGATGGGATAATAGTCAACCCCTTTTTTTAATTCTTTTTAATCTAGCTTCAAGTATTGCGCTGTACGCCTGAAAATTATCTTTCTCATTTTCCTTTACCATTTTTATTGCATCAGCTACCAGCTGCCGTAGCAACTTATTCTCACTGGTGAGCTCATCTAGTTTCTTATTATAAGAACGAGCTTTGTTCTCACCTCGAACGAGATCGAGGGCATCAAAATCTATTGCCATTAATCCTCCTTTTTCCTTACGATACGACATCATGGGATAGCTGTCAACCCAAAAGTTTTCAGGCTGCCGGGGGGAGCTCAGCTCACGCTGCACCAGTGCCGTAGACTATCCTTTATCCGAGAACGAGGTTTACTTCAAACGAGAACGAGAAACGAGATCCTGCTGCTGGGCCCCAGGCCACCGACCAACAAAGAGGGAAAAGTCGATGGCCAGGATCCGAGAACGAGAGCTACGCAGCATCAGGCTGCCGGGTGAGCTCCGTTAGCATCCTTCGCTGGACCAGTGGCCATTGTAACGGGAACGAGAACGAGGCAAAGGGAACGAGCGAGCGAGGATCAGTAAACACGGACACCGGTCTGTAGAGTTTAAGGGACTTCTTCAAGAGGGTCTCTTTGCAGATAATTACCTTGCCTCCAGCCATGATATATTTGTTGATCCAAACAATTTGCCATTTATTTAGCTTCGGAAAACTTAATGAATCTGATTTAAGTTCTATCCAAAATACTTCATTATTCATTACAGCATGAATATCAGGTATACCATTAATTGTGGTAGATTCTATGCGGGTTAAGAAGCAATCAGTCAGTCCTTTTTTAACCTTTTGCCATAGTCTTGATTCTGCGTTTTTACTAGTTGTCATTAGGTCAGCTTTTTAATTTCTTTGATGACTGAATTAGGTATCAAAGTAGTATTTCCAATTGTATCAATTTCATTTTTATTATCATTATATGAGTAATCTCCAAATATTCTTGTGATACCTTTTGATTGAGAAAGTAGATGACCTTTGGTGATGCAGGTAGCTAACTTGGCTTTCTTCACATCAGAAAAACTACTCCATGAACTGTCCGAAACAATATCAAACCACTCAACAGAAACCATAGGATATTTATCTATTTCTTGTTTAACTTTTTTTGGAATTGCAATTTTTTTTCTATTCATCAATCTCTACCTTAATTTTTCCAACATAGGTAGTAATTGTAGAGTTGTGCACTTGGTTAAAAACATCTAACCATTCAGACCAACTAGCCTTTTTCAATTGCTGTAACGTCTTCGGACTGAACTTCAATCGTCTTGGCATTGTGCCCATCGATTTTATCCGATAATTCTTTAAGCTTTGTTTCAAGTTGCTCACGTGACATACCCTCCAAACCACTAACTCGTACCTCTTTTCTATCAACATAAGCACCTGCTAATTGACCTGATCTATATTCAGCATTTATAGCAGCAGCATATTGTTTATCTTTTTCGGCCTTGTCAGAAATTCTTTCTAACCTTTTAAATCTTCTAAGGTTGTCACTTTCATACTTCTTTACTTCTCTATCAAATAATTTATCAAAATATTTTGCAATATGTGGACTATGCTTTCTAGATAACATTCTAGATGCAACAGATCCATAATCTTTTTCATTAGTACAAACATATCCAGCACGTTTAAGTGCTTCAGCTTGAGTTATTGATCCCCAATCTTTTACGTATATCTCTATAAACATTTTTTGTTTAGGAGTTAAATCTAGTTCAGTTCTTAACGATTTCTTTTTAAGTCCACCAGGCATTATTTTCTACCTCTAGGTTTTTTAATATTACTTTTAATAAAAAATTTTATATCGCTTTTTGCAGCATCTCTTGATTGTGCTTTTATGTTTTTACTAGGTTGTGCTTCCATCATTTGTTTGATGGTTTTACCACCACCTCTATAATAAGATTTAGCAGCTTTTAGCACTTCCTTACCTAATGAGTTAACTAATAGAAATTTCTTATACATAATTTCTATTATATAGATTATTTCATCGTAAAGTAATAGCCCCAAAAACTTCTGATTGCGTTCCCGCAAGAGTGGTGTATCCAAGATACACCATAGATACACCATAGATACACCATTAAAATCGATTAAAAGTGTTGATATAATTGACTAATAGTCGTTTAGATACACCAGATACACCTCTTTTACCCCCTGGGGTACTTTTTATTGATTAGAGGTCTAGAATATCTATATAGTAGAAAATCCACCGATCCCGTTCAGTGGGTTAATTCTCGTTGTCCGGTGTCCGTTTTTCTTGTATACTTATCCTGTGTTATTTATCTTAAATAACGTTCTTTGCTTAAATACTCTTGGGGGAGTTCATTTTAATTGCTCTCTAATCATTCCCCCAGGAGTTAACTACATTCGTCCACCATGACTACATTAACTTCTTGTTATTCTCCTTAATTATTAATTCACGAATTTCTCTTCTCTCTTCCTTAGTATTCGCCTCTCGATACCTCTTATATAAAGCTCTATACCGAATCCAGGCCACTTGTATTTTATTAAATATAATTTTTTCATCATCTATCATCTTAAGATATTCACCTCTTACAAACTCAGGATCTAATTCAGCTCCCCAACAAACATTCTGAAAGTCTTCAGAATTATCTATAAACCAACAATGACTGTCATGCTTATGGTAAGTTTCTCTTTTAAAATTAGAAGGATTAGTTGCATCTTCCAAAGCTTGTATAAGAATAGCCTGAAACAAACGCTGTTCTGCGAATGCTTTTGGTTTTGTAATTGCTAGGCTCAATCTAGTGCCCAAATATTTTAGTAAGCTTGGAGCACAAGTCATAAGCTTTAGTTTTATCCATTACAAATGTTCGTGATCGCTTACGTCTATAAGTGGGTTTCTCATATACTCGAATGTATAAATTCCACATACGTTCAAGGTAATCCATCTTTTCTTCACCTGTCATCAGATCAAGCATGACAACTGATTCTTTGAGTAAACCTCTAAGTTTCTTTTCCATTAGCATAACCACGATGCGGGAAAGATATAAGATATGGAAAAATCACACCGTGGTTAAGCATTTTTAACAACCAGTTTTATGCCTTTAGATTCTGCAGCACGTTTACGCCCTGATCGCCATCGATCCTCAATCTTATCAAGGAAAGAAAGACTAAAATTTCCTAAACCAAAGTCATTTCCACAATACAACTGAAACATTAAAGACGTTAACTCATTATAAGTTTGTTTATTAGGACAAACCATTACAAGCTTATCTAACGCCTGATTTAATGCTTCTTCACTGCTTTTTTTTACAGCTTTACCCACAAAATAATCCTTTATTTTAAAAGTTAATTTTATGTTTCGTTGTTCGGTGAA